TTTGTGGATGTAGGCCAGGGGGATTGCATCTTTATAAGAGCGGAAAACGGCGGCACGGTATTAATAGATGGTGGGGGAATGCCTGTATATTATACTGGAGAGTATGTGTTATAATAGGATTACCAAATAAAATAAAAGGAGGTAATCCTGTGCAGGAAAAAGTTTTAGCATGGATAAATGATAATTTCATATTAGACGATATCATAATACAAGATTTTCCCTTATTCCCTGCAGGTAAAAGGCTTATTGACCGCAATGGAGAAGAAATGGTGGTTTTCTTTGATTTTTTGCATGATAGAATTGATTATATTTTTCCAAAAAAAATAAAATCATAGGAGGTATGACAAAATGATGTCATTAGTTGATGAAAACAAAATCCTTGAAAGGAGGTTGCAGGTATTAAAAACAGTTTATAAGGATGTTTGTGGAAAACAAGTATCGGAAAAATTTATGCAGAGTATGAAAAATGCGAAAGAAGAAAATATATCGATGCAGGATAAAATTCGGCTTGCTAATGAACTGATAGATGTGGTAATGGATATCCATTATCGAAAAAAATATTTGCATAGTTTACTTGAGGCTTAATGGCCTCTTTTTTTTCATAAAAATTTAACATTATATATATTGATAATTCACAAGATTATGAATATAATAATAATGGGAGGGATTTTTATCGAAAAGAAGTTTTTTCGTGATTGGGTTGAAGAATACCAGCAAAGCCAAAACAAAAGTGAAGTTTTAGGCAGATTTCTTATATTCTATTCAGATAAATGGCGAACAAGGGATTATCTTTTTAACCAGTTTCTTGACCGCATAATGGGCATGTATTCAAACCTTTTAGGCCAGGATGAGGCTTTCGATATTGCTTTGTTTTCTTTTTGTGAGTGCTTGGAGCGAATTGATTTAAGTAAATATGATAATAACAAGAGTGTTTTAGATTATTTTCAAAAACATATAAAATACAGATTAAATGATGAAGCCATGAAGGTTGGAGGGCAATCCAAAGTTTTCAAAGATGGCAAGAAGAATTACCAAAAGCAAATTGAGATAGAGCCAATCACAGAGATTGTAGATGAAACGGATGGAGATGTGATCTTCTCAAACATAGATTGGCGACAAGTGCAGGAGTTTATGGAAGGAAGCACGGAAAGCACAAAGGAACGGAGATTTTGGGAAGCGATAAAAAAATATGCAAAGGATTTGTTAGGACCAAAGCAATATTCTATTTTTGAGGCAATCATAAATGCAGGCCAAAAGCAGGAAAATGAAATAGCACAAAATTTAAACATGACTGCCAAAAATTATTATGCGCTGCGTGATTCTATTGTAAAAAAAATTCAAGGGCTATGGGAAGAATATTTATCAATTGAAGAAAAATTAAGGACTGATAGGCTTAAAAAAATAATGCAATTCCTTCAGGAAGTGGCCAAAATTTATGAAGTATCAAAATTAAATTTTGATTATTTTTCATATTTGGTTAATTTTTTGAAGGAAAATTACCGCCAGGGAGAACAATGGATCAGTTTTTCGTGGCTGCAAAGGAATAAAAATACATTGCATGAGACAATTTTCGATGTATTGGTTGATAGAATTCCTAAAAATGATTATTTCGTATTACATTCAATTTTAGAAAAAAGCCAGAATCCTAATTTATCAGATAATCGCAAAATGGAAATATTTGCTAATTGTTTTCAGGCATTTTTGCAGTTTATCCAAAATATTTCCAATAATTTACAACAAATGCAGGAGTATTTATTTGAAGGGCATATCCAAAATATGGAAAATAGTCCTTTTGTACAAATGATAAATAAAAAATATATAGGAGTAAGCAGGCGAAGCAATGGGACATATTTAGCGTCAATAAGAAATGGCAATAAACATGAATATATAGGGATTTTTTCTTCTCCGTTGGAAGCCGCCAGAGCATATGATCGACGGGCAAAAGAATTGGGAAAAACCAAACTGAACAATGTTTAAAAAAATTCACAAAAATTTAACAAAAAATTTGGGCAAAAATATTTTAGTCCCGACACTAGGAATAAAGATGGGTTGCATAGTTTTTGTAAGAAATGTAGAAATTACGTCAAAAAAGGTTAAAAATTACCCTGGAAGTAGTATTTAATATATAGGAGGATATTTTTTTCTAAAAGTGGCGAAAATTGCATATTTTTGGGCTTTGATTTTCTGTATTATATATAGGAAAAGTATTTTCGAAAAAATTTGAGTTTTTGGCAAAAGTTTTTCGTACTTAAAATACAGGGAAGGATTTTTTAAGGAATTTTTGCTTTTTTGGCAAAATTTTTTCTGTATTATTTATTGGGAAAGACTTTTCCTGCGAATTTTTGTATATTTTGGGCTTCTAATTTTGTTATTATATTATGGAGAGGATTTTTTTAATTTTGTGCAAAATTTGTATTTTTTAAGTTTTTACTTCGTACTTATAATATAGGGAAGGACTTTTTCAGGGAATTATTCCCTGTTTTTATATAAATTAATACCCATCTGTATTAGGCCACATTTGGCCTTTATTTTTTTGAAACATCATTTAATTATTTAAATAAATTTGTTTTTTCGGGGAGTTATGTCCCCATTTTAATAAGTCTATCCCATTTTTGATGTATCTAAAGCAAGTTATTAAAGGGGAGCATAATCACAAATCACCTTCTTTCAGGCCATGTTTGGCCTTTTTTTTGAATATTAATTTAATATATTAAATTGATATAATAATTTATTCAAGGGAGGGGGAAAAGTGAACGCAAAAGATTTATTTATCGTGGCACGGAGAAAGAAAAATATTACATTGCGGGAAATTGCAGACAACATTGGATGCACTTCGGCATTGCTGTGCATGTATGAAAAAGACAAATGCAACATAATTCCAGAAAAGGAAACAGCATACAAACAATATATACTACAAAAATAGGAGGCAGAAAATGGATCAGTTAATTGAAAAAATTGAGGAACTTATTTACCAAATACAGGAAAGTAATAAAAAAACCGATATGATGATAGAAGCCATACAAAAAATTTTAATGGATCATGAGGTTAGAATCACAAATTTAGAAAAAACTGTATACCGATAAAAGAAAAATTTTAAATTGCTATTTAAAAAATCAAAAAAAATGAGTATAATAATAATAGAAAGGTAAAAGTTAGTCAAAGGCAAAAACATGCGACAAAAATGTCGTGTGTTTTTAATTTTTTACTTAAAAATAAAAAAGGATTAAAGGAGTTGATTAAAACGAATATTTTTGAAGAAATCAAACAAAAAGTAAGCATATTAGACGTGATTGATAAATATGGTTTAGATCCTCCAAAGCAAAAAAGGAACAAGTATTATATACTATGCCCTTTTCACGAAGAAAAAACACCTTCTTTTGTGGTTTTCCCTGATGGCGGTTGGAAATGCTTTGGATGCGGGGCAAGCGGAGATGTAGTAGACTTTGTAGCGAAAATGGAAAGTATTAGTATTTCAGAAGCAGTAAAAAAAATAAAGAAGGATTATTTGATTGAAGGTAATACTGAATATATCAAGAAAAACAAGCCTACAACACAAGAAATTGAAATGTATAAAAATTTTCTTCTGAAAAGAAAAAAAGTTTATCAGTGGCTTGTTTATAAATCTAATTCAGAATTAGATTTTTTCAAAGACATTTTGATCGATGGAGATATTGAAGAACAAGTCCGATTAATCATTGAAGCTTATACACGTGAATCTGAAGAAATAGAAAATGTATTTCCTTGTTCTAGTGATGTTACATTAGAAGAAAATATGATTGATGTAATTGAGGTTCTAAAAAAATATCCGGATTTTTTCAATATGGATAAAATTCGATATGAAAATTTTATGGTTCTATATGAAAAAGTTTTGAATATTCTATATGACCGTGAACATGATTGTATTTATAAATATAGCGATATAGAAATTGAAAGACCTGAAGATATTGGTAATGCAGAATATATTGAAGCCAAAAGACAAGAAGAAATCTGGAAAGAAAAAATAGATATTCTAAAAAATGGAAATTTAAAGGAAAAAATTAAAATTATGGAGGAGATATTGAAAAATGAAAACGGAAAAAGTGATAACTAATCCAGTGTTGGCAAAATGGCTAGTACAAAAAGGTTGTAAAATTATTGACTTGAAGCCAAATCGATACAACAAAATTGCAACAGTTTTTGTTTTTGAATATGATAAAAAGCTTGAAAAAGAACTCAAAGAATATCAATATTTCTTATCAAGATAAAAATATAAAAGGAGATTGAAAAAATGGAAAATAATATAAAAGGAATCTCAATCGAAGAACTGAAAGAATATGAAACAGAAATAAATGAATTATTCCAAATAGAAAAAAGTGAGACAGAGAATCTCACTGAAAATGAAACCGAATCCTTTAATTGTAATGATAGCACAGATAAAGAAATAAATCAAGAAGAAATAATCCCTTGGCCAGATGAAATTGACGAAAAAGCATATCATGGCCTTGCCGGTGAGGTTGTAAAGGCTTTTGAACCATACACAGAAGCCGACAACGTAGCAATACTAATGAGTTTTCTCACTACTTTTGGTAATTACATTGGAAAAGATGTTTTTACAAAAGTTAGTGCTGATACTCACAGCACTAATTTATTTACTTTGCTAATTGGTGATACTGCAAAAGCAAGAAAAGGAACGTCTTGGGGGCCTATAAGGGAATTATTCTCAAGACTAGATGAATTTTATATGCAGGAAAAATGTATTGGTGGTTTATCCAGTGGTGAATTCCTGGTTAAAAGCATAAGAGATCCAAAATTCTCACAGGAATTTGATGAAGAAAAAGGATATTTTGTTGATAAGGTTGTAGATGCAGGGGTTAGCGATAAAAGATTATTAGTTATCGAGAGTGAATTTGCGTCCGTCTTGAACAAGATGCAAAAAGAAGGAAATACTTTAAGCACCATGATAAGACAAGCATGGGATGGCTATAAATTAGAAAATAGCAGTATTTCAAATCCATACAAAGCAACAAAGCCACATATAAGCATTATAGGCCACATAACCATTGAGGAATTAAAAAAATATCTTGATAATACAGAGCTTTTCAACGGTTTTGCAAACAGATTTTTGTGGATGTGTATTAGGAGAAGTAAACTTCTTCCTGATGCTCCAGAAATTCCTAATTCAGTATATAATGAGCTTTTATTAAAATTAAAAGATGTTTTAAATTGGATTAAAACTTTAAAAAGCGAAGATAGACACATTAAAAGAAATAGTGAAGCTAATGAAATGTGGCATAATCTATACTATGTGCTTACAGAGCCAAAAGATGGCATAATAGGGGCGATAACCAGCAGGGCAGAAACACAGGTTTTAAGGTTATCTTTACTTTATGCAATATTGGATAAATCTCAGTTCATTAAACCAGAACATATTGAAGCAGGTTTAGCGATATGGAATAGATGCCAGCAAAGTGTGGAATTTATTTTTAACGAAACTGGAAATGATCCGATAGCAGAAAACATTTTAGAAGGATTAAAAAAGTATGGGCCTATGACACAAACAGAAATTTATAAAAATATTTTCCTATGTAATGTCGAATCATCGAAAATTAAAAATACATTGCAAAAACTTTCAGCAAGACAGAAAGTAATTTATAAAACTATTCCTACAAAAGGAAGACCAAAAATGATGTGGGAACTTAATAAGTAACTTAATACGTAGTTTTTACGTAGCCGAAAGCCTTGATATAAAGCTTTTTACGTTAAATACGTTTTTTACGTAGGATATAAATATAAAAAAAGGCCGGAACAAAAAACCGGCCTATTTTAATTTCCTACAAAAGAAAAAATGTATATATGCTAATAATAATTATTACTATTAGGGATATATAATATATAAAATATCAATAATGATAATCATTCTCAAAATGGATATATTCTTTCCTTTGTAGGCTATAGAGTAGTACATCCCTAATGAGAATTATTCTCAATATATAATTTTTTCTCTTTGTAGGTTTTTTATTTTTATACCTAACGTATTAAACGTATTAAACTTAAAAAGCCGTCTGATGCGGGTTTCCAGACCGTAAAAACTACGTAAAAAGTTACGTAAAAAGTCTTTTAAAAAAAAATTATATAAGATAAAAGGAGAGATTGAATATGATAATAAAAATGGATCAATATATTAACTATGCAAAATATTTCAAAAATGAATTCAATTGGCCGGAGGAAATTGGAGACATTGTAGGAAAATTTATGGATTATAGCTTATATCAACTTAAAAAAACAAAAGAAATGCTGGAAAATAAAATGTTTAAAAATATTAGTTTGGAAAAATTTTGCAGTTGGTTTTTAAGTAAGAGCTAAAATTTTTCGATATTTGCAGGAAATTCCCTCTTTTTGTAGAAATAAAACAAAGGTGATATTCATGACGTGGAAAGGCATGTTGAGAAAAATTAATCATTCGACGAATTTCGTGAATTGTTTTGTCGCAAGGGGTTAGCCCTTGTTTTTTTATATCTTTATAATAATTAAGGAGGAAATTTATAATATGAGAGCAATTCAAGTTGATAATATTAATGATGAAGTAAAGGGGAAGATAATTCTTCAGTTGTTGAAAAATTTAAAAGAGGCATACAAATCAGCAGAGAATGAAAAAAAACAAGAAATAAATCAAACAATATTAGATTTGTTTAAGGATTATTGTTATAATAATAACTTTAAGATTTTCATTGAATTAATGGATGAAGAAGTATTTTAATTATTGTAAACTTAAATAATAGGAGAGGTTAACAATTAAGAAAGATAATTTTAGTAAACTACTAAAGCAATGGAAAAAGCAGTCAGAGGAAAATTTACAACAATTAGAAAAAAGAAGAAGGAAAAAGAAATAAATTATATACCCATAGGGGGTATAATTGTTAACTGTAAAGGTGGTGAAGGTTGACAATGATAATTGATGAACAAAAAAGACTATGTATTGAATATTTGGTTGCAGGTATGGGAATTACTGAAATATCACAGAAAATAGGTAGAAGCAGACAAGCAATATATGATTGGCTCAAAAATCCAGAATTTAAGGCAGCCCTTGACGAAAGACTACAGGAAAATAAAGCTCAGGCAGAAAAGATTGTAAATTCAAAATTGCCTGAAGCATTGTATAAAATGTGGAATCTAATTGAAAAAAGTCAGAGCGATAAAGTAAAAGCAGATTTGCTCAAATATTGGGTTGATAGGCAATTGGGCAAACCGACCTCAAAAGTTACATTAGATTCAGAAGATACAGAAGATAAAGAAGATGTTGACATACTTGAAGAATTAGAAGAATTAGATAATGAATAATTAAGCATAAACTTGTATTAATATAAATTACAGAATTGAATAAAAGTTTCGTTTTATTGATTTATATTTCCAGAAATTAGGTAAGATGTTTTTGGTATATGGACAATTATGGAAGTAAATGGAAATAAAATAATAAAACGTAAACTAATAAAATGGAAATAAATAACAAATGCGATAATATCAAGGCTTTGAAGGATTGTTTTTAGTTTACTTAATCTACATTATCGGACGTTGAATCTTATATAATTAATATTATAATAGATTGAAATACAAAATATGGAAAATAAAAATTGCATTTTATTCATTATCAAAATTTTCAAAATAAAATAGCCGGTAGCCTTCTTTTTTAATTTTCAGAAAATGAGCCAGGATAACCTCTACAAATTTTTTTCATATTTTTATACTTTCGAGGTAGAACAAGGGCTTTATGCCCTTTTTCTATACATCAGCCATTGGCATATCGGTAAGTTTGGCAGTTTATAGCAGGTTCAAGTCCTGCCTCCTCCTAGCAAACAAAGTAAAACTGCCTATGCCATGAGAATGTGGCTGTAGGGGAGGGATCTAATTTTCCTTCCCTGAAGTCTTTTTTAAAGTTGGTGAAAAAAATGCAGAATACAAAAGAAGATTTAGAGTTATTAAAAAAATACCTAACTAAAATAATAGTGCAGGAAAAAAATGTAAATGAACAAGAAGCAAAAAAAATAGCCATAGCCATAATTAAAAAACACAAAGACAATCTTTTCGGTTATCATGGATTGGCTTATGCTGTAGGTAAACGCAGCATTGAATTTTTTTGTTTGTTTTTTCTTCAAGACACTTTTAGAGTAAAACCTGATAATGCGGTAAGACCTTTAGCCGATTTTCATTTTGAAATATGGGATAATTTGGAAAGAATGTGGCTAAAGGATGAATTTGACAAATTAGAATTAGTGATGCCCAGGGGTTCAAGTAAAACAACTACATGCGATTTTGCTTTAACTGTTTGGGCACATTGCTATAAAAAATCAATATATTCCCTTATATGTGGAAAAACTGAACAGGATGCAATAGAATTCATAAGGGAAGTTCGTAGAGCATTAGAAGAAAATGAATATATTATAAATGCTTTTGGTAAATTGATTGATACAAAAAGATTTACCACCAATAGTTTAGAGTTAGAATTAGCAAATGGCACAAAAGTTCAAGCCATTTCTTCCGCAAGTTCAATGCGTGGTAAAAAATTCATGAATCATAGACCGTCTCTAATTATAGCCGACGATTATCAGGGCAAAAATGACGTCATTACTCAAGAGGCAAGAGACAAAAAATTTCAAATATGGATGGAAGACAGCCAATACGCAGGCGATAAAGCAGTATACAGAAATGGCAAAAAGGTTAAGATGGCAACAAAATTTATAGTTTTGGGAACTATTTTGCACAGAGATTGTTTTATGAGCCGTCTATTGAAAGATAATTCATATAAGCATATAGTTAAAAAAGCAGTTTTAGTGGATGATGTAGACAAACTTTTTAATGAGGGGCTTTGGAAGCAGTTTAAAGAAATATATTTCAATCCCAAAGACCCATTTGCACAGGATAATGCAAAAGAATTTTATTATCAACATGAAAATGAAATGAAATTTCCTGTTTTGTGGCCCGACAAATGGAATTGTTTGGATTTGGCAATTGATTATTACTCAAATCCTTCTGCTTTTAAACAGGAAATGCAGAACGATGCCAGCAAAATCGGTGAAAAAGCATTTCATCAGGTTACAGTTAAACCGAAGGATTTTGTTGAAAATAATACCTTTGTTAAAACTATACTTTGTTGCGATCCAGCAGTAGAAACTAATGCTAGCAATGACTATACTGCCTTATGTGTAGGAAGTCTAACAAGCAATAATTTCCGATGGATTCGTAAAGGTATTATTGCAAAATATACCTTTGATGAATACGTAAATAAAGTTATTGAATTGTTAAAGGAATATCCTGACATTACTCATATTTGGATTGAAAAAAATACCTATAATGGCACTGATGCAAGAGAAATACGACAGAGGATAGAAAAAGATGATACTTTAAAACATAGGAATATAGAAATAATTAATGAGCGTCAATTTAAGAATAAAGAAGCCAAAATAAGAGCCATATCTGGTAAAGTGGATAGTGGCTTTATAATTTTTAATGAAGAAGATACGGAATTTTATAATCAGGTTTTGGCTTATGAAGGGGAAGGGTATACCTTGCATGATGATGCTCCTGACATATTAGCCGAATGTGATAGGTTGTTGGATGAAATTGAAGTTAATAGAAAAATAGAAGTTTTCGATAGAAAATTATTAGGTTTATAAAAAAGGCGGTGAAACATTGAATACGTTAATTCAGAATTGTCTTGATGATTATTATGCAAATTTATATAAATACCAAAAAATGTATAATTATTATCTAGGTCAAACAGATGCGATGTTAAATTATCAAATGATTACTAACCGTACTAATAATAAAGTTAATTGCAATTTCATTAAAACCTTTATTAAGGAAGAAGTTTCATACATTGTCGGTAACAATGTCACTTATATTAGCAAATCCGGTGACGAAAATATAATAAATGCCATAATACAAAATTTGGCTCATTGGAGCGAAAAACATGACCAAAATTTATGTAAAAACATGCTTACTTTCGGGGAAGCATATGAGCTTTATTACATTGATAAAGATGGCTTGTTTTCAAGCCAAATTTATAGCCCATTAAATTCTTATATTTTGACGGATGATTTTGGTAATGTGCAGGTTTTTTTAGTATTGTTTAAACGAAAATTTGATGATAAACAATACATGGATGTCTACTATCCAGGTAGAATTGAACACTATGTCGATCAGAATTTAATTGGTGAAGATACTCATATATTTAATGAAGTGCCAGTTTCTGTTTGTAGCATAGCCGAAGAGAAGGAATTCGATACACTTTTCAATGACCTGAAGGGTTTGCAGGATGCTTACGAAACAAATTTAAGCGATATTTCCAATGAAATAAGTGATTTTCGCAATGCATATTTGATGTTGAAAGGTGCAGACATACAAGCAGAAGATTTAGCCAACATGAAAAAACTTGGCGCAATGAAGGTTCCTGTTGGTGGGGACGTAGCATGGTTGGTAAAAAATGTTAATGATAGTTTTATACAGAATACTTTGAAAACTTTAGAAGATAAGATGTATCAAATTAGTAATCATATCAATGCAAATGAGAAACTTTCAAGCAATACAAGTTCATTAGCTTTGCGGACTAGGCTAATAAGCCTTGAAAATAAGTGCAAACTTAATGCAGATGCAATAGCCGATGCTTTAAAAAATAGGTTAAAATTCCTTTTTAAATACCTAAAAATTAAGACAGGCCAGGAATACGATTATAGAGATATTCATGTTAAATTTACTTTTAATGTGCCAGCCGATGACATGGTAACTGCTCAAATTATTAGCCAACTTAATGGTAAACTTTCAACTGAAACTGCTATTGCTCAATTGAGTTTCATTGACAATCCTAAAGAAGAAATGGCGAAACTCAAAAAAGAGCAGGAAGAAGCGATGACAATTAACCTTGATGTCGTGCCGGATGTGGTAAATAATGGATAAAAACCAAAAGCAGTTACAAAAAGAAATTGAAAATATACATGAAGAGATGGCAAAAAAGGCTAATAAAGACAGTTTACCCATTTTGCAAGCATACAAAAGAGCTTTGAATGATATTAGAGGCGAATTAGGAAAGATATATTCAAAATATTCACAAGATGGAAAATTAAGTATTTCAGACCAGCAAAGATATGCAGTTTTGGCTAATATGCAAAAAAAATTAACTTTTATGGCTAAGGAATTGGGAAATTTTGAAGATGAAAAAACCACAAATATATTACAAGACATTTATAAGGAAAGTTTTTACCGCACAGGATATACAATCGAAAAAGGTATAGATGTCAATATTGATTATTCAATCGTTAGACCAGAATTTGTTGAAAAAGCCGTCAAAATGCCGATTGAAGGAAAAACCTTTAGTGATCGCATTTGGGATAATAAATCAAAATTAGTTAATACACTTCGCAAAAATCTGGAAGATGGCATGATTCAAGGAAAAAGTATTGATAAATTGGCAAAAGATATAAGCCAAACAATGGGTTCAGGAGCTTATGAAAGCCAACGTATCATCAACACAGAGATGGCAAGATGTGTTACTGCTGCACAGAAGGAAATTTATGAAAATTCTGGATTAGTTCAGCAAGTAATGTGGAGTGCAACATTGGAGGATAACACATGCGAAGAATGTCAAAATTTGGATGGGCAAAAGTTTGATTTGGATAATGCGCCAGACCTGCCAGCACATCCGAACTGTAGATGTTGTCTTATTCCTGTGGTGGATGGCTGGAATCCTGAACAAAGAAGAGATCAGGAAACAGGGGAGGTAATAGAGTATCAATCGTATGAAGAATGGGCGAAAAATAAGCTATAACGCATAAAAAAGGCATTTTTAGCCGTTTTTTTAGTCAAAATTTGGGTGGTAATAGTTTTATACCTAAACTGCAAAAAAACGTCTCTAAAACGAAATATGGAGGCGTTTTTTAATATATAAATATAAAATAATGCACTTTTAGGGCTTAAAAAAAAGAACTAAAAGGGCAGAAGGAGAGGTAAATATGAATTTTGATGAAGTAAAAGCATTTTTAGAACAAAACAAGGATAATCAGGAGGTAAAAGCATACCTTCAGGGGTTTAACCAATTAACCATTGAAGGGGTGCAGAAATTTTTAAATGAAAATCCTGATGCCAAAAAGTGGTTTGATTCTGAAAAAGACAGACATTTTTCTAAAGGGCTTGAAACTTGGAAAAGCAATAATTTATCAAAACTAATCGATGAAGAAATTAAAAGACGTTTCCCAGAAAAAGATGAAAAAGACTTAAGAATCGCAGAATTGGAAGCAAAATTCAAGAAAATGGAAGAAGAAGCAAAAAGAAAAGACCTTACTAATAGGGCTATAAAAATAGCAACAGAGAAAAATTTACCAGTAGAAATCATTGATTATTTTGTTGGAAATGACGAAAAAGAAACCGAAGAAAATTTGATGAAACTTGAGAGAATTCTTAATGATAGTATTAATAATTTGGTTCAGCAGAGGCTTAAAGGTGGTTATCAGCCAGTAAAAACTGACAAACAATTATCACAGGAAGAAAAAATTAAAGCAGAAATTTCAAAATATTTTAATATAAAATAATTAAGGAGTGATTTTTATTATGGCAAATATAATTGATTATGCAACAATTTTCCAGCAGGCATTAGATACTCAGATGGTGCAGGGTGCTACTTCCGGATGGATGGAAGCAAATGCAGGACAAGTAATATATAATGGTGGTAAAGAAATAAAGATTCCGAAAATCTCGATGGATGGCCTTGGTAATTATGATAGAGTTAACGGTTTTACTCAGGGCAGTATTAATTTAAGCTATGAAACCATGATAATGACCCAGGATAGGGCTAGAACATTCCAGTTGGATGCAATGGATGTTAACGAAAGCAATTTCGTGGCTAATGCTTCCGCTGTAATGGCCGAATTCCAGAGAGTACATGTTATTCCTGAAGTTGATGCCTATAGGTATTCTAAAATAGCCTCTCTTGCCATAGCCGCTGGTAGGGCTTCTGGTGGATATACTCCTGCTGTGGCAGATATATTAAGCAAAATAAAAGCCGATATAGCCGCAATGCAGGATGTTGTTGGTGATGTTCCGCTCATCATCACCATGTCTTTTGCTACAAAGAATATATTGGAAAATTCCACCGAATTAACAAAACAATTGTCCGTTGTTGATTTTACTCAAGGGCAGGTAAATACAAAAGTTGTTTCTATTGATGGATACCCTATAATCACTGTACCTTCTGTAAGACTTAAAACTGCATATGTATTTTATGATGGCAAAACCGCAGGGCAAGAAGCCGGTGGATTTGTTGCAGACGCAAGCGCAAAAACCATAAACTGGATTATATGTGCCCAAACTGCTCCTATAGCAGTCAGCAAAACCGACAACATTAGAATTTTCGATCCTTCTGTCAATCAAGTGGCAGATGCTTACAAGATTGACTACAGAAAATACCATGACCTTTGGATTCCTGACAACAAGATGTCCGCTGTATTCGTAAACATCAAAGAAGCTTTGGTATAATATGTATAAGTTACAAAGGCTTAATGTAGTAAGAATTGTTGAAAGTGAATACGAAAAAGCGGACTTGTTAAAACAGGGATTCAAAGAAATAGTAGAAAAAGAAGATAAAAAGGTAAAAAAAGGCAAGGATTAATTTCCTTGCCTTTACCTTTTTAAAAAGTAGGTGTAGGAAATGTTAGAAAATTTAAAATTGTATTTGGGCATTAGTGATACTTCGCAGGATAATTTATTAAACCTTTTAATTAGTATGGCACAAAATGTGATAAAAAGCTATTGTAATTATTTGCCAGATGAAGTATTACCGACAGGGCTTGACAATGCAATACTTCAATTAGCGGCAACATATTACAAAAAAAGGAAAAATGATGGTATATCCTCACAAACTCAAGGTAGCAGAAGTGTTTCATTTATACAGGATTTACCAGAGGAAATAAAAATTATGTGCGCTCCATTTCGGAAAATCCGATTAATGGGGTAGGTGAAAACTATGTTTTATAATTCAAAAATTGATATTTTAGGCCAATCCGAAGGCTATTTGGATGATATGGGCATTTGGCATGAAGGGCAAGAAACTACTGTTGCAAGTATAGAATGTGATGTTCAGCCATATTCAAAGGAATTAGCCTATAGGGATTATGGGTTTACTGAAAATGTTGTTTATAGAGTTTTTAGTGATCCAAATTCTAATATAATTGTTGGAAATAAATGTAAATATAAAAATAATAGATATATCATTAAAAAAGTGATTGAATGGGATGATTACGCAGAATGGATGATAGACAATGAGTGATAGTCCTTTTCAAAAAGCCATTGAGGAAATGCGGGTAAGAAGGCAAAAAGCAATAGAAGAAGCATGTCTTTTGATTGAAGCAGACGCAAAAATGATGTGCCCTGTGAGAACTGGAACACTAAAGCGAAGCATTACTCATGAAGTTAGAACCGATGACGATAAAACCGAAGGGGCAGTAGGCAGTAATGTTGAATATGCTTACTGGGCAGAAAGGAAAAGACCTTACCTTGAACCAGCAGTAGACAAAAACCTTGAACAAATTCGACGCAGAATTGCCGAGGTGCTAAACAATGGAAGCGATTAGGAAATATTTGCTTAATGATACTGATTTTTTCTCTCTTGTAGGCAATGCTATTTATTTTGTAGAAAAGCCAAAAGAAATTGAAAATGATGTTTATATTGTTTATAAAACAAAACCTATTTCTGGTGGATATATAAAAAATTACCAAATAGAATTTAACATTGTAGGCAAGGATTTGGCAAAATTAATGCAAATTCAAAATAGATTAATATTTCTATTAGATGACCCAAGATGCGAAAAGCATATTGAGGGGATATATCATACCGAGCTTTTAAATGGCGGTGGCATTGTAAAAAATCCTGATACTGGAAATTATGAAATAATTCTATATTTTCTGTATAAAATTTAAAGGAGCGTGTTAAACATGGCATTGACGACTATACCGGCAGAGCCGATTTTGTTGGGTTCTGGTGAGTTGTACTTAGGAACTGTTGAAAATCCTGAAACAGCGGATGATGCAACAATAGAAGCAGCATTGGTAAACGTAGGGGCAATAGACAGCGGGGCAACGTTAACTTATAAACCAAAAATTCAAGACGTGAGAAGTGCAAACAGAGGTTTGTTAATGAGTTTCATTACTGAGGAAGATGTCACTTTCAAATGTGGGGTTATGACTTGGAAAATTGATAACTTAGAAAGAGTAGCACCAGTAACAATCACTACAGATGCGATAACCGGTAAGAAAACCATAAAAATAGGTGGTAAAGGCAGTTTGCCAATCAATTATTTAAGATTTATTCATACCAAAAAAGATGGCGGAGAGCTTATCGTGAACATCAAAAAAGCCATAAATACCAATGGTTTTGCGTTTAGCTTCGATAATGAAAAACCAAATGTGACCGATTACGAATTTAGGGCTTTGGCTTGTAGCGATGGAACTCTTGTTGAAATAGTCGAAACATTCCCGACAATATAAGGGTAGAGTAATTCTACCCTTAATTTTTTTATTTTAAGGAGGAAGCAAAACAATGGGTAAAATAATAGATCTTGGCGTTTTGGTGAAAGATCCATTAATTATCAAGACTCCAAAAGGTGAAACCTTTACTATTCCTGGTGAAATTTCCACAAAATTTGTGATTAAGCTAACTAAATATACTCAAGATATACAGAATCTTAAAGACGAATCGGAAGCAATTAAGAAAAGTCAAGAACTTGTTTGTGATATATTAAATTTAGACAAAACAAAAAATATTGATGTGAATTACGTCGAGGAAAATTTTGACATGCGGATGATTAGGGCAATAATATCTGGTATGATGGAGCATATAGCAGAGATAAACAACGACCCAAACTCCAATTCCCCCACCGCAGAATAAGCGGCAAAGGGGGAAACGACAAAAGCGAAATTGAAATAATGGAAAATATTGCTTTTTTAATACATGAAAGCCATATGTCATTTAACGAGGTAATGGAATTACCTTATGCAGTATTTTTAAGTTTACTCAAACATTTCCAAATGTTTGAACTAATGAAAACTGAAGAAGGACGACAGATATTGCAGGAAAGCAAGATTCTATCACAAACTGAGCCAGATTGGAACAGGATTAGGGCTTTACCTAGTTACAGAAAAGAGGTGAAATGATGCCAGGGGTGATAGATTTAGCCACTTATGCGACACATTTGGTTTTAGACGATAAAAATTTTACTGTTGGTATGCAAAATGCAGAGCAGACAGCGGAAAAATTTCAATCAAAAATGAGTTCTATGGCAGGATTTTTGAAAACTTCTGTTGTTGCAGGGATAGCAACAGTCACAGCAGCCGTGGGAGCTATGGCAGTAGCAGGGGTTAAAAGCGCAATGGAATTAGATGACACAATGGCAAAATTTAAAGCATCAACAGGCATGACAGCAGAAGAAGCGGAAAAAGTTAAAGAGACAATTAAAGACCTATACAAGACTAATGAGGACAGTTATCAAGACATAGCAAAAATGGCTGAAGCATTACACAACAACATGCAGATGAATGCCGACGATATAAAAAAATATTCGCAGAATTTTCTTGATTTTGCGAAAGTGACAGGGCAGGGTGTAGAAGAAGTTGTGGGGGCACTTGATGATATTGGTGATGCTTGGAGTTTAGCAAATGAAGAAATAATTCCTATTATGGATAAATTGAAATTTTCGCAGGAACAATTCGGATTATCTGTTCAGGATAGTCAGGCAGCCTTAAAACAAATGGCTCCTGCTTTTCAGGGTTTAGGGATGAGTATTGATGACGCAATAGGTTATCTTAATCTTTTTGCTTCGACTGGTGTTGATTCCAGTACAGCCATTACTGCTTTTAACTATGCACTCAAACAGGTAAAAAGCCCTCAAGAACTCCAAAAAGCTATTACTCAATTACAGAATACAGAAGATGCGACACAAAGAGCTAAAATGGCAGTAGAGCTTTTTGGAGCCAGGGCAGGCATACAGATGGCAAATGCACTCAAACCTGGAACACAGTCATTAGCAGAAATTCAGAAAACGATGGAAGGGGCAACGGGAGCAGTAGAAAAAGCGTCTAAAACTTATGATGCAAGTCTTAAAGTGCAATTAACATTATTGCAAAAACAACTGATGGGTTTATTTACGGATTTAGGCGACAGATTAGCTCCATTGGTGGCGCAATTTGTATCATGGCTACAAACAAACATGCCTGCAATACAGGCAACTCTAACTACTGTTTTTGATACTGTTAGTTCAATTATTTCAGGTTTTGTCCAAATTATTACAAATGTTACCAATGCTTTCAAAAAATGGTATAATAGCAATAGCCAATCAGCGCAGGAATTTAAGGCATTTATGGAAAGTTTTAAAATATGGTTTTCTCAAATTTTCAATGCACTAAAAACTATTGTTGAAACTGTTTGGCAAGCTATAAAAATAATTTGGCAAAGATATGGAAATGACATTGTGGCAATAACCAAACCAATTTTTGAAATATTAAAAACAATCATTCGAACTGCAATGAATCTTATTCGAGATATAATTAAAACCATAACTGCATTGATAAAAGGTGATTGGGCTGGTGTTTGGAATGGTATTAAACAAATCTTCATAGATGTGTGGAAGGGAATACAAAATGTTTTACCTTCACTACTTGATGGTGTTTATGCTATTCTTCGTGCTTCGTTTAAAGTATTTACAAATATTGGTAAAAACATATTTGGCGCAGTATGGGACGGTATGCGAAGCATATGGGAAGATATCAAAGATTGGGTAAATAATACAATTTCATGGCTTAAAGAAAAACTGACTTTTTGGAATAGCAGTAAAAGCAAAATGTCAAGTAGTAGTTCTGGTGCAACATATGTTGTCCCTGCGTATGCTTCAGGCACTACATATGTACCTTTCGATCAATTAGCACTGATTCATGAAGGAGAAGCAATAATACCAAAGGATTACAATCCCTGGAACCCTTCGGCAAAAAATGTTGTGTCTCAGCAAAAAATTGAAAACAATACTCAAAATTTTAACTTCCATATAGATAAAGTAGAAACAAAAGATGCGGATAGTTTTTTAAAATTAGCTAAAACATTAGTAATTCAATATACAAGTTAGGGCTTACCTTTTTGGGTAGGCCCTTTATTTTTTTTTATAGACAAATCTCACTTCCTACTTTATAATAAAAGCAGATAGATAATAGGAGGTGAAAATTTGCGGGCAGTATGTTATATTCGAGTTTCTACAGATCAAGAAGACCAAAAAAATTCTATGCAAACTCAACAAGCAGAATTTAAAGCATGGGTTGAAAAAAATGGATATGAGATAGCAGAAAATTGCGGGGTTTGGTATAGCCACGAAGGGACTAAAGTGACAAAAGGTTTATATGCAGATGAAGGCATAACTGGAACGAGTTTAAAAAACAGAAAAGCGTTTAAAAAAATGATGGAAGATGCAAAAAAGAGAAAATTCGACATAATTTTTGTGAAGGACATTAAGCGTTTTGCAAGAAGTGTAGAAGATTTTACCAAAAACCTAAAAGATTTAAAAGAATTCGGGATAGGAGTTTGGTTTGAATTATTAAAATTAAATTCACTAGACAACAGTAAAGAATTCATTATAAATTTATTTGCAAGTTTAGCACAGGAAGAAAGCAACGCACTTTCTCAAAGTGTTCAAGTTGGTATTAGAAGGATACAAAAATTAGGTAAATGGAATGCACAAATTCCCTACGGGTATGATGTGGAAAATGGTTATTTAAAAATTAATCCTAAAGAAGCAGAAATTGTAAAACTAATTTTCGATTTGTATCTAAATAAAAATTATGGCACCGCAAAAATAATGAAATATCTAAACGAACATAAAATACCTACAAAACGAGGGAAAGTTATATGGAGGCAACGGATAATTAGATTAATTCTTCAAAATCCAATATACGTCGGACAACAAATAACACACAGATCAATCACTATTGATGTCAATAGAAAACTAAGAAAAGAAATACCAGAAGAAGAACAAATTATCCATTATTTTCCTCATTTGCAAATAATTGATAATGAAACTTTTGAAGCAGTTCAAAAAGAATTAAAAAAGCGGTTAGAAATGTTTGAGAATAATCATCGGCCATCTAATGTACATTTGTTTTCTAACTTAATTTATTGCGGACATTGCAATACAAATTTCCGTCGAAAAAGAAGACAATATGATAAAAATAGATTTTACTGGTGTTGCAACGGAAACGATAGGTATGGTTCAAAATTTTGCAATCATCGAAATACTTTAGATGAAGAATATCTAATACAGTATATCAAAGATGAAATAGAAAAATTTAAAAAAATGGATCACAAAGCAATTTTTGATGAATATATCTATGTTAATTTTGATTCAGCAGAAGCAGACAAAAAAGTAGAAGAATTAAGTCAGGAAATAGAAAAAATACAAAAAATGATAAAAACTAATTTGATGTTACTTACTGATGGGATAATAGATAAAGAACAGTATAAGAGCCAAAATGATGAATTACAGGCAGAGTTAAAAGCAAAGAAAAATGAATTAAACAAATATAAAACCATAAATCAAGAGATAACTAGACTTGAAGCAGAATTTAAAGATTTTATCAAATATATTAATGAAATTGATTTGGAAAATTTAACCAATGCTATTTTAAAAAAAATTATCAAAAAAATCGTCGTAGTAACAATAGAGCATGATCCGTTTAATAATAATGAAAGAACTACTGGAATATCCATTCATTGGAATTTCATCGATGGTATGAATGTGGAAGAAATCCAAAGACGATATGTCGCAAAAATAATGAATTGTTCTGTTGAAGAAACATATATTGTTTAAAAAAAATTTTCCTACTATATTTACAAATCAGGAGATTTTGATGTGGGGTCGGCAATTGTGGAGCCCTTTTTGTACGGCAGGGGTGTTAACCATATCGATGTGGTGGTTTTCAGCCACTTTGACGATGACCATGCCAGGGGATTATTGACAGTTTTA